GTTTAATTTAGGCGTCTTGAAGCCTAGGCTCTCCCAGAAGCCGTGGTTCACCAGAGGACGCATTATACGCTGTAAGTTAGCAAAGTAATCAGAATCGAGTTCGCCCTGCATGTCGAATTGTCGTTCTTGCTGTGGATTGTTGCTATTCAACTTTTCAGCCGTCGGTCTGGCACGGCGGTCTTTTTCTAAGGCAGCCTTGTCTTCCAGTCTGATCTGCTCTTTGATCCATGAGACATCTTTATCAAGATACAGACCTTCAGGATCTAGTGGAAGTATAATGTTTAGCACTATTGCTAAGAACTCAGGTGCTTCCTGGAGCTTGGCTAACTGTTGCCAAGCTGATATAGCCCATCCGACCGGACCTAGACCCTTCTTATTCTCTTTAGAAAGCATTGAGCGGAGAACTCTTGTCCATGGATAAATCATGACATACTTTCCATCCTTCTTGTACAGGCGATACTGTAAGAAGAAGCAGCCATAAGCGAACTTTTCAGGCTTAACATCAAAACCTAATTTCTTCATCGCTTGGGAGAATTTTACTGCAAATTGATCCACATCTCGGTAGATATAGTTCATGTCGTCACCGAGACTGAGGATAGCTTCAGCGATTTTGTACCAAACATCCTTTGTGTAGTTCTCGTCAATGGACATCAAACAGTAAATCACTAAGAACACTGTGAGCCAGGAATTCTGTAAGGTAGTATCAATATATCCTGACGGGGTACGACCATACATCACAGTTAGTTTATCAAGGGATCCATTACAGACGTATGCTTTGCGTACTCCGTAATACCTGATATCGCATAATGTTTTAGAAATCGGTCCGTTCACATTGATCTTACGCAATGCAGCCATTAAGCATGCAAATCCGCCGCCCACGTGGACGTCGTATGCGTCTTGGTCCATGTTACAGCTCTTAAAACCGTACTTATCACAGAATTCACCTTGTTTAATCATTGTTTCCTTCTGTGCAACATCGTCGCGTAATCCCACAAACTGTGGTAGTTTCTTCGCTGCCTCGAGTTCTGCTGCTTCCAAACAGTTGACCACGAGGTTGTACAACCTAGATTCACCTAGGATTAATCGACCTTTACCCCTTTGATTTCGAGCCCACTCAGTATATACATTATAGCTTGCTATAAGCCAGGGGTTCTTCATACTGTGTGTAATTCGGATGGCCTCTTGTATAGCCCACTCGCCATACGTGATCTTGCCATCATCAGAGAACTTAGTCCTGTCGTTCTTTGGATCAGGGTATCCCACATTACTATCCTTGGATTGGAATGGAGCGCTAATCTCACGGATATTGGTGTTAGCTTTGACATGTGGAATAATTTCTAGCATCATCAACGCAGCCTTCGCAAACACTGGGTCTGTGACCAACAGTTTCTTTACTTGCGCCACCGTTAAGAACGGCGTTGTCTCGTACTTAGCTATCATCTCTGCTCTTTGCTTCGCTTGTCCTTCCTTGATGTCGAACATGTATGTCTCGAATTTGTTTTGGTCCCAACAGTCGACATTGTAGTGCGCTGGATCAAGTACGCTTAAACGTTGGTTGTACTCAGTCGTCTCTGGGCCATTGTACTTCAATAGCGCAGCCTTAACAACTCGTTTAAGGAGATCTTCGGCCTTAGTTTTACCGGCTCGGTCGATTGTGAGTCGTTCGTGGTGTCCATTAGGAAGCACTTTTAAATCACCACAATACACGAGAAGATTTTTCATCCATGGTGTCATGGCTACTTCTTCTTCTTGCTTTACGGCCATCTTGGATGCATGAATACACACCTCTGCCGCTTTTCTGTCTGGCATTGGTTGCTTGTGCTGTTCACAAGTTCTTTCGAGTTCATCCATCACTCGTAGAATTTCTTTAATTCTAAAATCTA